CGTGACGTTCTTCAATTGTATCAGCTAAGTATTGATGATTTTGGTAACGAATTGTTACCTCTGTGTCGAACAGTTGCGACGCTGTTGCAAGATCGATTTGATCAGCCATGATTGCGTACCTCAATAGTATAAACAAATACACGCAACAAGCGTGTGCCTATCGATAACTATTGGGTTACGGGTAGCCCGGCCAATATTATGTTTGATCGCAAGACGTAAGGTTGCCTAAATATTAACACCTCACTCCATTACGACGTATCTAACGGCCAAGTTTGAAAACGTCTTAATGGATTACCGGAGTGCGTTTAATAGGGCTTACTTTAAACGATACTGTATATTATGTGCTTTAAGTTTGTTTTGTCAAATTCTCAATATTTGAGAAAATTCTTTCTCTCTCTTTTATGACATATTCTTCAATCACCAAATAAGAATCAAACAGTTCTTTGCCTGTCTTCATGTCTTCAAAGCATTCTTGTATTGATGGATAATTTCGACTAATTATTTCGTGAAAAACTTGATTTTGATTTTGAAAATTTAAATTGTGTAATTGAATAACCAATTTATACATTGTTAATTCCTGCTTGACTCAAATCTTACTTTTTACGTGACACATACTAATTACCTACTAATTTCTACTGAATTAGTATCAATAGAAACCAATTGTCATTTGATATCAATTGATATCAACGATAGGTTGCAATCACGGGTTTCATCCAAGTTTGAATATTTTGCCAAAAAACATCGCGTGGTGTTGTCGAGAATGCAGTATAAGCACTTAAAATTCCTGTTCCTTTAAAGACTGAAATATTATATTTCGTACCATCTTGTGAATTAGTTACTTCAAATCTGTACATTGGGTACATTGACCGTAAATTTGATTTAATGTAATTAACAATTTCTTGACTCATGATTTACTCTTGTTTAATTAAAAGTTTCACGCCATATAAACTATAAATTGTGGGTATAAGCGAAAAGTTAGAATATTTTTTTTGTAAATACTCATCACTCTGCCATAACTCATTGATTAAATCTTCATACTCTTTTATTGTTATAAGAAACTCACGTCTTCTATTTTGACTTGCTTTTTTTACTAGAGTTAGCATGCTGTTATTGCTTAGATCCATTCTTATTCCTTAGCATGCGCTAACCTCGAGCTTAATGAAATATATTTTTTCTGGGCTTCAACGCGTGCACGTCCTCTTGACTTCATCATTACATCGCGGGCTTTTTTGATATCTTCATGTGTAACATCATTGTAAGAGCCAACACTAACATTGCCACTACCGGGTACTGATGAATTTAACATTTTAGAGCGTTGGTCTAACAATTGACCTCTTAAATCTTTGTCCTTAATAGCTTCTTTTAACATTTGATCTGCGACTTTATCGGGATATGTTTTCTTAAGAAAGTCTTGCAATAAATTTAAGTTATCAGCACCTACTTCTTTCTTAGCATTTTCAAACGCTTCAAGCTTGGATTTAACTGTTTGAGTTTGTGCTAATGCTAGCTTTTCAAATTGTGTTTGAGTAAGTCCACTATTTTTAGCAGCGTGTTTTAATTGTGCCACGTCATTCTCATGCAATGTGACGTCTGCTGGAATTTGATAGTCATCAGGAATTTTTGTGGCATCCTCATGCCTCTTTTTTAAATCCTCATTTTCCTGAAAGACTTTTGCAGAATTGTTATAGCCAGCCTCTAGTTCTTCAACGGTTTTAAATTTACCCGCATAAAGTTTAGGAGGGTCGATTGGTGGAGTTGTTGGATCGGTCATTTATTCACCTTTTCTGCATTCAATACAATTGCTTTAGTGCACCACATTAAAGCTTGTTCCAAATTAGTATGAGCCAAATTCATTTCTCGCGAACACACATTTCCAAATAGTAACTCAAGTTCCTCTGCTTTTTCTTTGCATTGGATTATTAATGCACTATCCAATTCGCTTAATTTTTTATATTCTTTTCGAAAAGTATCAGTCATTTATTTTGTCCTCTAATTCTTCAATTTGTTCGCCTATGTCTCTTGTTATATCTGATAATAAATCCTGAAGTTGCAAAAATCCATTTTGTAAAATTTTTATTGTTTCTAACTGCACTACTTTAATTATTTTATCTTGTGTCATTTTATCATATCCTCTAATTTCTTAATCAAAGCATCAATTACTTCGTTTTTATCTTTATAAAGATCATTAATGTTATAACTTTCCTTACTCACATGCACCGCACTAAGTTGTACTTCAAGTGTGGCTGGATACATTTTAATTAATTCATTTTTGCAAATGTTAAAGCTTGCTGTAAAGGCAATATCACCCTCTTTAAACTTAGTCATTGTCTTGGGTTTCCGATAATTGTTGATTAATCATTGTTTGCACTTTATCAAGTGTGGACTTAATTCCTCTCAAAACGGAACGTCTGCCGTCATAAAACGCGAGCACACCTTCAGTCATCAAGGTTTCTGGAGGCTCTTCCCAGAACATTTCTTTCATCATGGTTGCCAGGCATTCAGCGCCTAGCGGGCTACTGAATAATTGATAAAGTTTAAATTCTTGCGGTGATATTTTCTTTGCATCCAGTAGTTCATCAATCAAATTGTTACTCCTTTGTCCTCTGGAAATTTAACAGCACCCGCTGTTGTTGACGGTTGAGCGCCATTAACTTGTGCTTGTTCTGCTTGAGCTGCTGCTTCTAGTGTTTCTTTAAACTTGTCGTCACTCACCGATAACTTTCCAGGTAAATTAAGTTTTTCCATAATGAAACGATTAACTTCCAGAATATCCATACTGATCAGTGGAGCTGATTGTCCGAAAAATTGTTGCTTGACTTGCATTGATGTTATCAGGTGATTCAAATCTGTTTGATTTTGTAGATCGTATAATGGCGATTGAAATGCAAATTTCAACGTTGATGGCTCAAAACCTGGTATTACTTCTTTTGGTTTTAGCAATAATCCACGCCCGTTTAGGATTTTCGCGGAAACTTCAAATATTTGCCTTGGCAATTCGTTTATTAGCCTTGAGATGTCTGTGCTGGCTGTTCGCTGTGCTCTATTTTCCCGAATCGATATTTCTGTCGCTGATCGAACTGGAGTTTGTATTTCCCCAAGTGGATCAACCATAAAACCTTTTTGAATTATTTCCTGCATGTGCACAATTTGCTGGTATACATCGGGATATTCGGGCATTTGCAATGCTTCAAGTGGATTGCGACCAGTTGGCTGTCTTGCAATCATAGCGCCTGCCCACTGGCGTATAGAATAAGGATTGAAATAAGTGCCTGCATCATAAAACATTGGTGGATTAGCTTTAAATGCCATGTTCTTGCGTGAATATTCCATTATGCGGTTTAAATCAATGATTGTAGGCATCATATCAATACCAACGCCACGACCCTCCGCCTCTCCGGGACGGACTCTATCACGATAAACTATAATTTGCCTATAATCACTGTACCTATCCCATAAGCAAGTGAAGGGATCATTTTCAAGCACTGCATAAATATAATATTGTTCGCGACCTATTTCTATTTGTCCATAGTTTACCGAATAAGTATCATTCGGATTATCTTTTAAATTATTGTATTGATTGCCTTTGTAATCGGGAAAAGTATCGAGTACAGCCCGACCTGTCATTTTAGATTCGTACCAGCAATTACGGATTAAATCATCATTACAATACTCAATATATAAAGCAACAGCGGGGATACTACGAAAATACAAAGGTACATCGTCGCTAGGTGATTCCACCCATATAACGCCCGTTCCGCCCACGAGATCCAGATTGCTGCTACCAACAACACGAGCCAGATTAGACTCATTAAGATAAAACATAATACGTTCATTGATTTTATCCAGTACCATTTGTCCTTTTTGAATGTCTTGTTCATCATGCATGTGCGGATCTAACACGTACTTTGCCCAAACTCTATCTTTTGGCATTAATAAGCCATGCAAATCATTTGCACGTTGATACGCCGCAAGCATTGCTGTGTTATCCCATATCATATTAGTGACGGGTTTTCCTGTGTCCGTATAATTAAATTTAATGTTAAAAGCATCTCTATCTGGAATAACGTAGAAATATAAATTTTTGTACAAAGCCAGCCAGCGATCTTTATAATATTTGGCTTGTTGGTATCTATCATTTAATTTATGGAAATTCTCAGGGGGATTAGGCATAGTTATCTCTTAGGTGTCCATACTTGCCCTGCTTGGCCTTTAATGATATCTAACCGTTGCTGATACAAATCTTTGCGTTTTTTTTCTATTTCCGCTTGATTCTTTGTGTATGTATCTTCTTTACCTTGCGCGCCTGAATTGCCGAAAGTGCCAAAATAGCCCATGTTATCGCCTCCAGTCGTATAATATTTCGTAGTTTGTGTCGTGGTACTTTATTAGCTTATTGTAAAGATGTTTGGGGTTAAAAGTAAATCCAACGTTCACGCCCGAAATATAGCGATCTAATTCATTGCAACTTCGCACTATATACGGTTTCCATTGCACTTTTGCGCGATCAAATACTTCCAGCACTATTAATGCTACTAAACTATCAATGTATTTCAGTCCACGTATTAATGAAGAACTGCTATGCACTTGAATTCTTCTTATTTGAATGCCTTGCGAATCAAATTCGGTTGCAATCCATACATCGCCGTCAAAAGTTATGATGTTACAGTGCTTGAAAACTTCACTAAATGCAAGTTTTGCTTGAATGCCTGATGAAACGTTATAGAAACAAAAAAAACATAACATAGCGTTATTGTAAATTACTGTAATTGATATCGAAACCCTGAACATTCACCACAATCATTATCAATTCAATTAATAAAATTAATAAGACTGGCTTTAGGATCAGCCCTGCCACTCGATCTAACGCGTACAGAATGTTAAAAATTACTTTCATCCCTGATAACCTCTGATAAGTTAATGCATAATATCGATGACAACTTGTTCATGTTCAATTTTGGCTTCAATTAATCTTAAATGCCCTTCATCAACTCGATACTTGCATTTGTAACGATAAGGTTTACCCTCAAACTTAAAACCACGCTCATACTTTCGCCATGAATCATAATAAGGTAAGTTTTTTATGTCACCCCAAATCATTAACATGATACATTGTTCGAGTTTTGACATTTGAAACATACGTTTAACTTTCATTTGTACCATTCCCCGCACTTCATGCACTTATGTTTTTTGCCGTCAGGATGAGTTATAACAAATTCAGGCACATGATTGCACTTATGAGATTCAAACGCCTTGCCAAATGCTAATTCCAAAGCTGTTTGAAGTTTTGTTTTAATACTATTCTGCCAGGGTAACTTGTGGTTCATCTTTTACATGCTCACTTACGGGTTGTTCGGGAATTGATTTGGACTCCAGTGCTGGTGTAGGCTCAACAAAAGTTGCTACTGCATTTTGCATCCACATGTGACCTTCATCAAATCGCATAAACGCCGCTTGCTTCTGAATCATTGAACCCGGCATCTTAGAAACTTTGTTCATAAATTGCATAAATTCAGTTCTTAAAACTTCAAGAGTAAATTTTTTATGATCATCATTCATTTTGTTATTTCCTTTTAGACCTGGTTTTAGTTTTTTTCTTTTTAACTTTGTTGGGTAGCTTTTTTATGTCTGGCGTTTCGTCTGCCCATTCCTTAGCCATTTCAGGTTTATTAGCAAACATCCAACGTTCTTGCGATTTAGATTTAAACGGCATGCTCGCACCTGCAATATTAATTTGATATTTGATAAAATACTTCAATGCGTTTTTTAGTGACTCAAAACTCATTTTTTCTTTTTCATGTCTTTCATTTTCTTTTCTTCTTTCTTCTCAGATTCCTTAATCATTTTTTTGTCTTGCTTCATGTCTTCTTTTTTGTCCATCATCTTTTTATCTTTTTTCATTTTAATTTATCCTTGAAATATTTATCAATTACATGAAACAACTCATTTTCATCCACATTAATTTTCTTTTTTTCTTGATTTCCAATTACAAGCTGATCGTGTTCAATTCCTTTTATCGAAATATGATGTTCAATAATGTAATAATTAAAACTTTGTCTGCTTTCAAAGAGTTTCACATACATTATTGAGCCGCCGTATCTGTCGATGTTTTAACAGATATTTTACCTTCGATCCAACTGAGAAGTTCAGCGCTAAATGATTGTACTTCATTAAGTAAAGCTAATTGCAACTCAGGCTCATGAGCCACAAATGCATTTTCCAAGATGTTTAAAATATTATTAGATATAAAAGTACTTATTAGACTCATGTTTTAATTTCCTTATTTATGTAATTTTTTTAATGTGATAGCTAAATTGGCTCTTTTTCCTTCAACACCACCTTTTTTAGCAGCAGCTTTAAGTTTCTTTTCTGGAATTGGCTGGCCAGGCTTAGCTTTTAATTCTTTCCTGAGTGCTCCTGGATGCTTAATTGCATCTTTGATCCATTTTTTAGGTTTGTCAGCCATGATTCACCCCTTTGTTTTGATCAATTAACGTTTGCATCAACATTTTATAATCTTCAAGTAATTGTTTGTAAAGTTCAGAATCTTTGCCAAATTCTTCTGTACAACATTTTTCCAATAGCCACGAAATTGCCTGCCAGCTTTTTGGCATAGCTTCAATGGTTTTAATCATCTCACCGACCTTATCGGCTCGTGATTCACGCACGTTTGCAAAAAATTGGGCGAACTCAGTATCTTTACCCGCAAGCAAATCATCCTCACCGTATTTTAACCAGTTGAAAACAGTTTGATGATGTTCGCGCGCTTTTTGAGCTGCATTATAGATTGATAAATGGGTGCGAACCCTATCAATAATTATTTGTGCTTTTTCCTGCGTAAATATTGTGGGTCGCCCAACCGGATTAACACTTTCCCCTTTTCGGGGTCGCTTTCTCTTCGGTATATCACTCATGAAATAAGTATTCCAAATATTTAATGGGAACTCAATCCCCTATTTTATAACTTTAATTCAATAAAGGTACAACCCTAATGATTTTATACCTGCCACAAACTAATAAATAATAATTAAATGCAAACTATCGGTTGACATTATGCAAACTATCGGTTATCATTGCTCTGTAACTTACTAACAAAGGATAAAAAAATGAATCACATAGAACTTTATGAAAATACCATTAACGACTTGTCAATTGATTTTGACACCCGCCACTACATCAAACAATTTAACAGCATGACCATTGATCAGGCATTGAATGTATTAGAAAAACTGGAGCGTTACATCAGATTAAAGCAAATTGATCAAAAATGGTTGACGGAAAGCATTACTCAGGACTCAAAGCATAATTAGTGAAAAACAAAGAACGTACAAAATTAGAAGCTTAACAAGGGGTACAGCAATGAATATCAAACTTAGAGAAGGCATCCACATACTAACTCAAGAGGAAATGATAAAAGAGCAAAAAAGCTGGGATGATGGCGATTTGTCAAAAAATAAAGATTTTACATCTCATGATTATTTTTTATGGATAGATGACATAACACTTGGCTTCGATGAGATAAGCGAAATCGTGCAATACATAGAATTGACAGATTTTAAGTAGGAACTTTAATTGCGAGATTCATAGCGGAAAATATCAGACGATTAAGAAATAATAATGGTCATAGGATCGCTGGTTTAAAGAAGAAAGAAATAAACTCAAACATAGCTATTTTCAGAAAGTGTGGGCTTGTGGCACGAACCGTAAAATGCCGCCAATTAATAATACTTAACATAACGAAACGGGAAACATAACATGGCAATAGGCAGAATAGTAAAAGCTGATTTAAAAAAACATTTTCCACATATCAAATTCAGCGTAACCAGTGATTACAACTGTGTGCGCGTAAGCTGGACTAATGGAGTGACTGTTGCAATGGTTGAAGCAATAACATCAAAGTACAAGCTAGGACGCTTTGACGGCATGACAGACAGCTACGAATATTCAAATCGTCGTGATGACGTACCGCAAGTGGACTATGTATTTTTAAGCCGTGATATTAGTGAAGATATCTATGAAGCAAGGTTTGCTGAATACAAAGCATATTATGGGGACTGGGAAAATTTGAATGATATGTACGATAGCTCAGTTCACATGCAAGGTTACAACCCTCGCGGATTTATACGTCACAAACTTTGGGAAGTATGTTTATAAACAGCTAATTCTATCGCCCTGTTAGTGACTAATCGGCTCAAATCGTCTCTAACAGGTTTAAATTCACTCTGTCTAGCTTGGGAAGGAGAAAAAAACATGCAACCAAATATCAACGACTACAAAATCCTTTATCTGCACCAAACCTACTTTGTCTTGAATCCTTATGATTTATTTACAATGCCCGCATTAAAAATTGTGGGTTTTGGTCACAGAAAAATAGAACAGGCTCAAGACTACATATTTAATTTATACACATCACATTTAAGAGAATATGATCGCCTTATGAAGTTAGGCCGTAGTTTTCCTGACAATGATTAAGGAGTTATTCAAATGGGAAGGTACGACAATTTACACGGTGATGAGGACGAACTAGAAACCGAATACCTCAAGATTCAAGAGTTAAGAGAGCAAGAAAACCATTTTGTTGAGCTTAACGAAATGGTTATTGAGGATCGTTAATCAAAGCCTCAACATTTTTATAACGTGGATTTCGATTCACACTTCCATCAGCTCGCGCGTGCAAATCACGCATTTTATCCTTTGCCCGCGAGCCTTTTTGCACAGGTCTTTTAGTGGTACTGCCTGTATCTGTAGCAGAATAACCGCCATCATAGTAGTTTATGGCATGACCGGAACGCATGCGGTACTCTTTGACCGTTTCCATAAACTGCTTATGATTCACTTGCCACCTGTGATCATGTTTCGTAAACGTCCATCTCGACGCATTTTACGATATTCCTCTTTTCCATCTTCATGCATGTGCTGGTCTGCTGCATCCATCCTAGGCGCACCCGCATCGTTGTATGTCATAGGATGACTCATGCGATCAGAAACAGCTTTAATACGTATTTTATGCGCTTCGTGGTCAATAGCCATGATTAACGCCCCATCTTAGAGCCACCACAATAGTACATGGGCTTTCCACCACCACCTTTAACACTATCCATCGCTTTGTTTACGGAACTTGCATCATAACCACCCATCCCCATGCCTTGACCTTTTGCAGCGCCTGGGCGTGGTTTATCCTTACCGCCCGGATGAGAGCCGTTATTACTTTTCAATTTCAAATCTGTCCCGTAGTTCATGATAGCCTCACTTCAATTGTTAAAAGCTCACATCAAAACATCGTGTTAACCAGTCGTCTAAGAATACCTCAAGTCTAGGCGTGACAGCAACTAGTTGACGCATATAACCTGCACGGGTAGCAATCAATGCGGGTATCAGCATAAAAGATGCCTGGTTAACGGCTGAAAGTGTTTTAGCACCAAATAAGGAGTCGTCCTTGACGTAATCTTTAACTTTTTGCGCTGCACAACATGCACGTTGTGTTAATCTCGTAGCTTCAACCATTCCGTGATTGACGCTCATATCAAAAATATATTTTCCATTGATACCGTTTTGAATTTTATCAAAAGGCGCTTTCACCCAAAATTCAGAATAATAAAGTTTTTCTGCTTGTTCTTGCGTTAACTCTCGTATTGTTTGTTCCGTTACTTCCCCAAAAATCCCTATTCGTTTTAACGTATCGGCATCCACTTCCCGCAAAAATCGTAATGAAATACCAAAATTAGTTATTCCACCTGGATCCGCTTTGTCTTGGGATAAACCACCCTCATGGCGTAAAACATATTGCACACATGAATCAAAATGCGCCATGTATTACCCCTAGAACGTTTGTTGACCGCCAAACTGATGGCCATACTTTTGCTGAAAACGCTGTTTAGCAAGCTGCTCATTCTCTTTGAGGTGTCGCATAATCATCTCACGTGGCACATCTTGCATATTTAACCCTTCAGCAACCGGGATACCTCTATTAGGATTTTTAAAGCCTTCACGTGGTTTACGGGTACGTTCTGTTACTACAGGTACGGGTTGATTTTTTGCAGATTCGTTCTTTGACATCAGTAATCCTCTGAGTTGTTTTATTTATCCTATCAAACCTAAATTGACATAACAAATAAAAAAGCTCAGTGTTAGGGTTTGTTTTTACGTAGAAAATTAATTAAGAATAAAATATCATGGTGGGGTTGAACTTTAGCCCTGCCAAAAACAGGGCTGTTCAAGCTGAAGGCATCCGTTACACGACAACAACACTCCACAAGAGTTCGTGAATTTTAACGGATGTCCTTTGTTAACGCAACAATGGGATGTTAAAAAATGTCAAATAATTACAAAGAAACCTGGTTTGTCGTTCCATCTTACATTTTGGATTTACCTGGCTTAACTCTTGGCTACCTCAAAGTTTACGAAACTATCTTTCAATTCCTGAATAAAAATCTTCCATGCTACCTAAACAATGAAACGATTGCCTCACGAACTAATCTTGAAATTCGCCAAGTTCAATATGCCATCGAATTTTTTGAAAAAGCTGGCGAATTACTAAGAATTACAAAAGGGAAAAAGCGCTACATCACGCGCCAGATAAGGCTTGTCGAGATAGATAGTACTGAAAATGTACAAGCATGCACTACAGTGCACCCCATGCATGCACCACAGTGCACCCAGAATATAAAGAATATTAATAAAACCTTTAGTGAGGACAAACCGTTAGAAAAGGCTTCGCCCACACAAACAAAAAACGAGAATTCTTTGTCTATTTTTTTACCAGACAAATACCTGGCGTTACAAAATAAATTAAACCAGCAATGCTTGAAAGATAGAAAATGCAACGAATTGTTCAATAATAAATTTAAAAAAGTAGATGTCACAATTGAGGAGATGCTTGAGGAATGCGTAATGTATTATGCGATGAAGCCAAATTCACAAAATGTTTCACCTCACCGGTTTTTAGCCTGGATTAAAAGAGAAAATGTAGAACTGTATGATAAAAAGCCCGATTCCGTGGCTTATAAATTATGGCGTGACCTTAATGACGTTGAAAAAACTTTAATTTCAGAATATAAACATTTTCAAAAATATCCATTATTGAAAAATAATTTATCTGAAGAAAAGAAAAGGGCAGCCCAAGAATTAATTCAATTATTGCAATCCACTCAAAATATGAGGGCTATATGATGTAAGCCATGAGTAAATGGGATCGTTTAACCATGGCTAAATTTAGAGGTTTTGCGGGCTAATCATGCTCGAAATAGTTATCAATCATGGATTGGATTATTTCTCTTAGAGCTTTATCAAGCAATATTATTTGTAACTCTTCTTTCGTGAAGTCATTCATCTGTAGAATTCTCCGTTCGCGCATAAAGTGAGTTGTGAATAATAATCTCATGGTCACATTCTTGACATACTGCAATCAAACTTTCTTTGATAAAGAAATGGTAACATCCGCATTGACATGGAATAACTTTGTATCTGCTAGATAAATTAATTACATTATTGCTCATGGTCATCGTCGCCTCATATAATCAGCTCTTAAATGGTTATCGGATCTTCTTTCGTGAAGTCATTCATTCTTAATCACCAATATGTAATCACACATACGATTAGAACAGGAGCATCGCGTCTCGATTATTTTAGTGCGGTCTTCGTTCCAAAATACTGCTGCTGTATCGCACAACTTACTATGACATTTCTGACAGCTTTGCGTGAGTGTTGTTATGTTGTCTTTCGTGAAGTCATTCATGAAACTCACCTTTATCATAGTAATTTTCGATCATGGAATGAACCTTTTTATAAACAACATCATGACCATCTGACTTAAACTCATGTAAGCTAACATTTTCAGCTCTATCCATTCCCCAAAATAATATTATTTCTAGTTCTTTTTTAGTGAAATCATTCATATTAGTTATCCCCTTCTCTTAATAAATATTTTTCAATTTCTTTAGGAGGCTGCCAAATATGCAAACAATGTTTATGCAAATTAACATATTCAGATTTTTTAGGATGAAATTGCAAACACAAATCTTCCTCATCGAAAAATAAATCTTTAATAAAACACATTTCATTCCATGATGGATTTCTATGCGCTAATGAAACGCTTACGTGATTCCATCCATCAGGCTCAAAGGATGCAATAACCCTTAAGTGCACCTTTAATTGATGTTTTTGATATGGAACTAAATAAGATTGAAGCTCTTTAGGTAAAAGAGGCGATTTCACCCTATATTTTTCTGGTAGGTTCATTATTATTCCTAAAATCATTGGTATAAAATCCTCTTGCTGGTGTACCGCAAAAATAAGACCATGAAATAAGCAATCCTAAGCGTTGAGCTTCCCGTTGCTGTTCATCTGTAATTTTACGCCCACATTGATTCCTGCATTTCGGAGATGCGCAAAATGTTTTATCTTTATAACAAGTCATTTTAATAGCCTTAATTTATAAAATTGCATCGAACTAATAGGTAAAGTATTTCGCCTACAGCCATTCCAAATAAAACACAACCCGGCTCTATAAAATTCATTTTATTTCCTTAAGATGTCTCACCCATTCTAAAAGGTTTTCGAACACGCTAGGTTCTAAGTAAATTTTGTTATCGCACTCGCTATCACGGTGAGAACCCGTTCTAAGTATTAGATGGAGTGGTGTGCGTTCTATGTAAACTCCGTCACCTAAATAACAATGATTCATTCTTTCTTCTGGTGTCATTAAAGCCCTCCGTTTTTTAATTAAAATTCTAGTTTTTCAAGTGGTTTTCTGTCGTTTGTAATGCTGTACTGTAACCACGCCATATCACGCCTTAAACGTATAAATGATTCGGTTAAGCGTTCCATTGTCCATTTCATTTCTGTGCTGTAAATTCTGAATGTATAGATTCCTTTCGCAATCACATTTCTTGCAACTCATCATCTTCCCCACAAATCATCGTTTTAAGTTTTTCTTTCATGTAACCAAGGTTGTGTTGACCTTCAAGCAATGGTTTCATCATCAAGTACCAGTCACCAATTTGATAACAAATGTGGTCTATTTGATCCTGTGTAAATTTAACTTTATTAGTCATCGCTAGTCCCTATTTTCTTTATTCACAATAAAACACTCTAATAGTATTTTGATATTCTAATTTCAATATCATTAATATTGTCAAGACTCTGTATTACTAGATGATTTATCTCACTTGAATCCCATGAATATTTAATAATTTATTGCTCATTCCTTCGTCGATTACTCCCAAAACGGCATTTATGATTTTTCGCATAAATAATTCGTAAGGTGTCAAATCTTTTTCTTTTATATCTCCAAGTCGAATTGTTAAATCAGGCGTTTTTTTCTCATTCATTTAATTTACTCTCATTAATTTAGACAGATTTTGATCACCACAAGATAACCTGTATTTATATGGCTTTCACCATATTCATCCACACACTTACCCACACTTTTTGTGGATAAATTATTCTCTAAAAAAATCCTCAATTTTAATATCAATATTATTCTCGTTAGCCACTTCAATTAATTTTTTAATCATTTTATAGCTTGGCGATTTACGCTGATGCTCATAATTATCAATCATAGTACGACTAAGACCCATTTTTTTTCCAAAATCAGTTTGCGTCATTCCTAACGTCTTTCTTATTTGTATGACTGGTGATGACATTAAAACCCCCTATTTTTACAGCCCGCATAGTAGGTGAATGACAACCAAATGTAAACCAATAGTTATCTAAATGCAAACTTTTGGTTGACATTGTTAAGTAATCTGTTATCATGCAAGGGTAGTAACAAAACATAACGCAACAAAACATAACGAGAGAAACATGACAACGAAAACACTCGAAGTACCTCTTATAAGACTGGCACAAAATCTAGCTTTCAAAAAAGCCACGCTCATAGATAATGAATACAAGCTTTCTATTGCAGAATTAGATTCTGCTGATAAATTAGAGCTGCTATCTCAATTTATGCAAATCACTGGTAACTTAGATACTTACCTTCAAGAATTTCTCAATGATGCTTGTATGGACAGGATGTATGCGGAATCACAACCGTTTGGGAGCTGGGATGAATAAAAATAACATGCAAGATTTTATTACACCAAAAAAGCGTTTAAAAACCTTTTCCATTTCACGATTAAATTGGATTGATATCATTGCAATCATTATTATTATTTTTGCTATAGGGAGCGTGCAGTCATGGCTTTAAGAGGAATACAACCAGAATTAGTTGAAAAGCGATTAAAAACATTAATGTATGGGGTTGCTGGCTCAGGTAAAACGATGGCGGCCATTAGCTTTCCGCGACCTTATTTAATTGATACAGAAAAAGGCTTTGAACATCAGCAATACTTGGAGAAAATTAAAGAAAATGGGGGATGCGTATTTCATACAATTGACTTTGATGACGTGTTATCTGAAGTGAAAGCACTTGCAACAGAAAAGCATTCCTATAAAACATTAATAATCGATCCCTTAACCGTTATATACAATAACCTCATTGAAAAATGCGCATTCGATAGAATGTCGCCTAAGAATCCTGATGGCATGGCGCATGGCGGCCACTACATTGCTGCTGATCGCAAAATGAAACAGTTATTAAGCCTATTAATTAAGGTTGATATGAATGTCATCATCACGTGTCATTCTAAAAATCTTTATGGCGATAATATGACCGTTCTAGGTCAAACATTCGATGGTTATAAAAAAATCGACTACTTGTTTGATTTGGTATTTGAGATTAATAAAAAAGGTAGAATTCGTGAAGCAATAATTAAAAAAACACGGCTAGAATCTTTTCAAGAAACCGATAGATTCCAGTTTAGTTATGATGAAATAGCAAACCGCTATGGACGTGAAATTCTTGAGAAAGATTGTCAGGAATTACTAGCCACTCCTTCCCAGATAAGTCAAATTGAAAACTACATTAAGCTTATGAATATAAAGCCTGAAATTATTGAAAAATGGCTTAATAAAGGAGAGGCCAATAGCTGGGATGAGATGGATCGCAAACACATGAATTCTATTATTGAATACCTCAAATCTAAATTAACAATGTCGGAGCAAAACAAAAATGAAACTATATGAAATAACTAACGAAGTACAATCAATATTCAATAACATAAGTGAGGACGGCGAGTTATTACAAGAACATCTAGATAATCTTGATGCCCTCCAACAAGAATTTGAATACAAGGCTGTCTCGGTAGCAGCTTATATAAAAAATATCGAAGCAGAAGAAACAATGATTGCTGAAGCAATTAAAGAGATGGCATCCAGAAAGAGTAAGTTAACAAACAAGATACAATCCCTTTCGGATTATTTACAATTTAACCTACAAAAGTTATCAATTAATGAAATTAAAACATCCCCCTATTTTAAAATTCGACTCAAAACATGCCCTCCATCGGTGGACGTGTTTGACGAAAATCTAATTCCCGCTGAATTTTGGCGTGAAAAAACCACTACCTCGGTTGATAAAATTATGTTGAAAGAGGTATTGAATGAAGGTGTTGACGTGCCAGGTGCTACGATTCAACGTAAAATCAAACTAGAGATTAAGTGAGAAAGTAATGCGATACACACCTTATACAGAAGCACAAATTCAAAGTATGAATGTCATGGACGAAGGAATTTATGCCTTTGAAGTGATCGAAGTCCATGTTACCGATAAATTTAATAAGCCACTTCGCGATAAAAATGGCATCGATATGGCTAAATTAAAATTGTTGGTGTGGGATAATGAAAACCGTGAGCGTGTTGTTTACACGTTTATTTCAGGCGATGGCAATTTTGCTTACAAACTTAGGCATTACGCCAAAACAATTGGCATGATTCTTGATTATGAGAACGGCAGCTTTGATATGGCTCGCACCTTGAGTAAATCAGGAAAAGCTCACATTGTTATCAAGAAAGGTACGCTTAAAACTGATGGATCAGGGGAAATGTGGCCAGACCGCAATGACGTTAAAGACTTTGTTTGTGATGGTGATACAATTAAAAACCCAATAGAGCCACCAAAACAAAAAGAAGATGCTCCGCCAACAGTTGTACCACAATCTCCAGATCTGGACGATGACATCCCTTTTTAGGGGATACCGTTAGGTATTTTGTTGCGTTTATCTATTAAGCCCACGTTTTAGTGGGTTTTTTATTTTTAATAATGTTAATTATTTACTGGAGTAAAATTGGATATGTGATACCATTATTAAATTGTTGTGTTTTTTATTAAGAAACTACGGTAATCATTCCTGCACTTCCGATAAACTCTAACATTTTGTATCTCCTTAGTTAAATTAAATATTAAGCATATTCCCAAACTATTACTATACCGAGCCCACCTCTGCCACCTGCTGCATTAGAACCCGATTGTCCCGCAGTTGCGCCTCCTCCACCAGCACCATAGCAGCTTGTTTGTGCACCTGCACCGTCAGTTTGAACAAGTCCTTTTCCACCACCGCCCCAATAAGAATTAGCTCCATACCCTCCTGCATAAGCGGTCAAAATCATTGCTCCGTTAGACCCTGGGCCACCAAAACCATATATATCAGCGGTTCCTGGATTATTTCCACCAACTCCACCTTGGGCAAAAGCTGCTCCTGTAATTGCTACAGCTGCAGTACCACTTCCGCCGGCACCACCACCTGCACTCATTACATCAAAAATACTACCTCCTCCAGAAGAGCCATTATTTGCGCCTGCAGTTCCTCCGGCTCCTCCTGCTCCTACTGTATAAGAATAAGAAGACCCAATTGAAGAGTAAAATTTTCTTTGATATGAGCCGCTACCACCACCTCCAGCGGCAGCTACAGATGAAGCAGCAGCTGCTACTCCGCCGCCGCCTCCTCCACCAGCCGTTATTTCAACCAAAATAGCAACAGTTCCAGCGGTTGGTGTATAAGTTCCACTTCCAGCGGTAGTAAAAATTTGAAATCCAGTTAAAGTAAGACCTGCAGGAGCATTCCAAGAACCATCACCTCTTAAAAAAGTGGTTGCACTTGGAGTTCCAGTCGCACTTATTCCACTTACCGGTAAACCTGTGCAATTTGATAAATTTCCAGATGAGGGTGTACCTAACGCCGGGGTAACAAACGTTGGCGATGTTGTTCCTGCAAAAGCCCCTGTTCCACTTTCTCCTGAAAGTCCATTTCCTACATTATTAATTGTCGCCATTTATGTTCCCCTAATTATGACGCTGTAAACCCAGTGGTGCTCATTGACAGTACCGCCCAAGTTGTATTGGCGACTGTTGCTACCAACCAAAGTGTATCCGTATTATTAGCGCTTGCAAAAGATGTTGTATAAGTATTACCAAATGCCTTGATATTTGTTGACGCGCCTAATGCACATGTCCAACTTGATCCTTCTCCAACAATTGCTATTAATGCACCAACAGCAAATGTGGTTGGCAATGTAACTGTTGTCGGACTTGCCGCTGTTAATATATAACCATTTCCCACTGCCGCAGAAATTGACGTATTGGAATTAGCAGCCCATGCCACCTCACCCGGTAAACCTGTGCAATTTGATAAATTTCCAGATGAGGGTGTACCTAACGCCGGGGTAACAAACGTTGGCGATGTTGTTCCTGCAAATGCCCCTGTTCCAGATTGCCCTGAAAGCCCAACTCCAACACTATTAACAGTAGTCATTTTGTTCCCCTTTATTATGAAATAGTAAATCCTGTTGTCATACTTGACCGTGCCAACCATGTGGTATTTGCTACTACACAAATTAGTTCAATACAATCGTAAGCCTCTGCTGATGCAACACTCGTGCTCGCTGATTGATTTATTATTTTAATAGTTTGCCCCGCACCTGGCTGTAATATCCAACCCCCTGCCCCATATCCCGCAATCGCAATCAGACTGCCCGCTGGCGCTGTTGTCGGTAACGTAATGGTTACGGTACTTGCATCCGTTATGTAATAACCTGTATTTATTGCCGCTGTTATTGGCGTTGATGTTGCTGCAATCCAATTTGATAATAATCCTGGATAGGCGCTTATTAGTGCGGCAATCGTTATTTGAACCTCATCGTAATTATTGGCTGAGTCGGCTGAATAAAGTAAATCCGCGGGAACTGGTGTATTTTTAACTGTAAATTGTTTCAACTGAATATTGACGGCCATGATTAAACCTCTGTCGCAATGACTTTATCGTTATTGTAAGTGATGACTTGCCTTCCTTGATAATCAATCACATACTCAAATCCAGTCGGCGGCAGATTATCATTATTATTTAAAATCACAAATGGAAAAAAAATTGATATCAAATGCGAATAAAAATGCATAGGTCACCTATGGAATATTGGTTGATAAATATACAATGTTTGTTGCTGTAGTGGTGTAAGTAACGCCATTAATTACCGCTGATGCTACTATTTGGCTCGCTGCAATTGGGTAAAGATTATTGCCTTGCGCATTTGGGAAATATTGAGGTTGACCATTACTGTTTAAAAAAACTATATTGCCTGTATTACCAGACACGTACAAATAACTACTTGGCTTAGGAAAATTAACTCCTACAACGGCTAATCCTGAATAGCCACAAGCAAAACCCCAAGTAATCATAATATGTCCTTTCTATCATTGATTTATATAAATAACATCATACGCCACTTCCGTTACCAATTCACTCTCTAACGCTAAGACAAGTGTTTGATAACTTTTAACCCCGTGGCTCGACCAATCATGCTTGGGATGATCTTTGAATTTACCCATTTTAACATCAAATTCTTTTTCGTAGTTAGATAGGCAATCAATTAATCGTTGCGTGTTTTCTTCATTAAACGTTGTCATGTACAGTTTTTGACGAATACCTTCAATGGCCGTTTTATGGGTACTAGGGCGTTTGACAATTTGGCACATTTCGCCCATTTCTACCAAATAATCTTGTGTTGTTTTTAATCCATCACCAAAATTACGATTTGCTCCATCGTGAGGAACAAAATGCATTTTCAATACTAAATTCCTCGCATTGCAAAACGCTTTTACTTCTCCAACATAAAAAGAAAGTGCTCGATTATTGTTTTCAATGTACCCAATCACACTAGGCCATAACTTGCCAGCTCGGCATTCAAATTGCGCTAGTGTAATAGCTGTATAATCAGATACGCCAATATCATAAAAAGCATAAACGGCTTTATTAGGAAAATAGTGGCCTTTGATAATGCGATTTGTTTCATGAATTTTATTGATCGCAATAGCAAAATACTTAGTTTCCTCATTAATTTGCACATTCCCATAATACTCTTGTTGTATAAGGTATTCAGGCATCCCAGCACGTCTATCTTCATCAACGTCCTCATCCGTTATGTAGGGATTTCCTTCCTTATCAACTAATGTATTAATGCTCTCTTCGCGACAAAACCACAAGGGATCTTCTTTGTTTTTCTTCAGCATCCAATAAAAATGATTCATTCCATCGTAGGTTGATTGTCCGAATAACCAGCCACCGTTTTGGCGCAGCACGGGCAACATGTTATAGAGTACACTTGGGTCTGAGAATGCAAGCTCTGAAAATACGATACCACGTGGGTTAGTACCCCGTAGCTTATCGGGATCAATATCGCAACCAACAACCCAAATAAGGCTACCGTTAGTAAGGTGGATCGACATATCCGCATCATTTGGCCTCCTTGCAAGTAAACGTTTAGGTATCATCTCAATAAATTTAATGCTGTTACCCGAATCCTTATCAAGCATGGCTCCCTCCCACAAAATTTTGCGCGCACGCACGTTAGTAGGATAGGCCATGATATAAAGTCCTGGCTCACTTATTGCAAAATCCAAGATTACATTCCATGTCGTAACCTCTTTTCCAGATCTCCTTGGCCATTGTGTTAATAATCGTTTAAATTTTCCAAGCACTAACACATCGCGTGCTTCGCGTTGATATGGCCTATAGTCGATAATCGGTATTTTAATTTTATAGCCGTCTTGCCACGCTACATGTAAATTGTTCTCTTCATCCCGTGTTAAATCATACTCACTCATTTGCTTTGTAGCATGCACACTTAATGCCTTATCCCGTATAGCTTTTATCTCTTGTAACGTACTCATTTTGTTAAGTCTTTATGCATTTCAATACAATTGCTGCTGGTTGTATGATATTAAATGGCAACACGGTTCCAGCTGGGGTAATACCTGATGCTTGTGTTGTATTAGGTGCTTGGTTACTCGTTGAAATTCCTAACGGCCCGCTCGAATTCGATTGAACTGTTGGAATACCATGGCTATGCGCAATTAATTCATTCGCGGCCATCAAGTGAGCTTCTTCTCCACCTGTATTGCCTACTACATTTCCAATTACTGATGAGCCAATCCCACCTGCACCCATTGTCACTGAACGGCTTAAATTGGGAACGTTAAAGTTTGCGCCCGAACCACCCCATGCGTAGCCAATCGCTGCAAATAAATTAGGATAGGTTGCGGTTGGGTAAGAATTGCCATTACAAGCTAAAAATCCTGTTGGTGCTGTCGTTCCTCCGAAATCAATAATTGTGCCCGATGGAAACACAGATGCGGCTTGTTCTGTCAAATATGTTAATTGGGCAGAAACTGTCGTTGAATCCATATTTACAGTATCGTAATATCCAACCAGGTTTGCACCGTCCGTGACTGGCGCATTATTGGCTAATTCTGAACGCAATGTTGAGGCATCGGATGGCTCTTGCAAATACGCTGATAAAACACCGCCATTCGTTCCACCTATCCATATGTAGCCCGGTTGCAATACGGGAATTTGTACGCTCGATTCAAGCAATGCTTCCGGCAAGTAAGAATTGACGATATAAGATAAATTTCGTTGCAATGCATAGGTTTTATTTTGCTGACTGATTAATAACAATTTATCTAACGCAAAATCCAACGTATAACCAGAAAACGTTTGAGCATTTGAAAATTCCACATCAAGTGAGGCCGAAACATCGCGAACAATCGTTACAATGTAGCCATTCGGTGGAATAAATCCCGGATTAAAGACAACCATACCACCCGTAATTGGATCTAAATTTGGCGCATAGGTATAGGCAACATTCCAAACATTAATATCAACAGAAGGTATAGGCGGCGCACTGGCAGCCTGGGTATAGACATCTAAATCTGGAATACCTGTTGTTTCAATAGGGGTGAAAAATGGCACGATATACGTAGTTGTTATTCCATCCGCTACGTATTGAACGATAGTATCTTGTTGAGGTAAATCGGCCATGTCTTATCCTTAAAATAGTTGTTTTTGTCCTGGCTCAAGGTAGGGTTTGTTTCCTAAAAAAGCATCCACATAAGGTGAAGCTAGTGGAACCGTTCCTATTGGATTAGCCACATTCGCCCATTCTTTAACACTGTTTTTTGCACCTTTCAAATCCCCTTTCGCTAAGGCAAATGCCGCTGCAAATGGATCACGAACAAATTTCACGGTAGGCGTAAAAAAGAAACTTTTAGCGGAATTCGGCTCATTTAATGAGCTATTAAATACTCCAAAGCCCCCCGATATCAATTTTGCAAAATATTTTGCTTTTTCACTTCTACTCATGTTATTTGGATTTGGTGGCGTTAAACCCTTACTTATTGCTGATATCGATTCAGCTAGACCCGCTAGCATGATTGTGCCTAATGATTGATTCAATGCATACATCATTTTGCCTTGATAACTATCAAAGTCTTGCATGCCTCCCACCCATACACGCCTAAAATATTGTATCGGATAGGCTTTGAATTGGGCAAATGCACGCCATATTTCACCGCCAATATGCCCAGGCCTGAAATTGCCTGTTGTTATCATGTTTGTATAAGCCGTTGGTTGCAATACTGAAAATTCATGCGCTGTATCAAACATGGCAAATACTTTTCTATAAAGATTTGAGCGGTACATGGATAAAGGAATGCTTTTATTTCCCTTATTCCATAACTCTGTTAATTCTTTATCCGATAATTTATCTACATTATCGGTTGTAAAATAGTTTTTTTCACTATTTTTGCGCAAAGCATCCCATTCATGTTCGGAAATATTAAATCTATTCAAATACGATTGCTGTTGCCTGTCTAACACATTAAAACTTTTTGATGATTGCTTGCCATAGACTTTCATAATTGGTTCCATAGCACTCAATTTATTACCTCTATCTAATGCATGCAATCCCACACCATGAAAAAATTTATTAGATAGTCGGTTAATTGTCGTCCCCATCCCGCTAATATCCGAAAAACGCGAGATTGTTCCGCTATGCACTTGTATAACTGATGACATGACTTTTGCAAGATGCATGCGACTATCACTGGGCAATCTATCAAATAAATTAACTATAGAATTGATATAAGGCGCCCAATATCCAGCGCCTGCGCGTTGGGCAAATCCTGCTACGTTTGCGGCATCGGAAATACTTAATAAAGCAATCCCCCCTAATCGTGCCGTTGATGTTACTGAGCGTATACTTGAACCAATATTCGCTAAATCTGCGTTAAATGCTCCTCTGCCCGCACCTAGTAAATTATTAAATAAAGCATCCGCTTCCGAATGTTTTAATGCGTTAACAATGGTATTGTCTTGTTTTTCAACTTGCAAATGACGCATTTTCAAAAACATTTGCTTTGGATTTGTTCCCATTATTTCGGCCATTCCCGTTTGATGACTTGATGTTGAAATATCTTTTAACCAGGCTTGAAATAACGTTCCTTGTCCATATTGGCTATTACCCATACCCCAACTTTTCCAATCCTTGTATTTATAAAACATATGGCGGGAACGTGAAATTATGTCACTATCTTTGGAAACCGATGCGCGAGTAAATAATACCCCATTACCCTCGATAATATTATCGAAAGTATTACCTATCATCTCATCGACTATTTCATGATTTAAAGTACCGTCGGCATTCATAGCGCGGGTATTTTCAAAAGTTCCTTCAACGTCTATAAAGGATTTATGTAAAGGGATCCAATTTTCTCGACCTAGTTTAAGCATCTTTGATTGATCGTAGGTATTTTTAAAATAACGGTCTTTATTCATATCGGCAATTGCCATTGCATCCGATTGAATTAATTTCGAATTTCTATATTCTATATAATTCTTGAGTGATTCACCCATTAATTTTATGGATGGATCATCATGTTTACCACCATCTGCGACCGAAAATACTTGATCATCAATTTTTGCGCTGTCTAATAAATCCAAATTCTCTTTTGACATTTTCCCAAAAGATTGATGATGCATTAATTGATTTACTGCATTAATCGCTGTTTCAACGTTGTAATCAGTATTTTTAGCCGTTTTTTCTAAAAATGAAATAGGGGTTACGGCAGAATCCATTTTTGATTTTATTTCGCCGTATTTTTCTATATTCCTAGCCGCGCTTGCTGAATCATCTAAAAGCGATTCTAACTGCGTTTTGTTAATTACTTTGATAGCCTCATTACGGGCAAATGGTATGCCCTCTTTCTGAAATTTTCTTGTTAATGAGCCAACTTGCTTAATATAGGATTCAAGTTCATCGCCTGTAAATAAATTTAAGGCTTGGCGTGCTGCATCAATACATTCAGTTTTTATCTTAGTCATTTCTATTCACCAAGTTGACATTTAATCAATTCATTAAGGGCTGCTTCATTTTCTTTAAATTGTTTAAAGCGTTTTTCGCTACCTTCAAAATCATTTTTTGCAAATTCTAATTCGGATGTTTGAACTGTTTGCTTTGATTCTTCATTAAAAAGGGTTTCACTCTTACTATGTGAGACTTCAGCTTTTATTTCCGATGCTTTTTCAAGCTCTTTTGCAAATGGAACAGCCTTTTCTAACCTGCTGTTAAGGTAGCGCTTAACCAATTCTGGATCTGCTAACGCCTGTGAATTATTATCAACCATGTCAGTAAACTTTTTTAGAATATCATTCAGACCTCGCTGCTTAGCATTAAGAGCTTCCATGTTAATTCTATCAAGCAAGTGTTGCGCGTTAGGCCACACTTGAGCTAGCTCAGTAAGTCTATTATATGCCATGCTACTCTTAAATTTTTTGCTTAATTTACCTTTTGGAAATAATTTTTCCTGTAAATGCCTTATTTCTTGTTCTGGAGTATGTAATTTTATCTCTTTTAGTTCTTTTTTTATCTCAAGATGCGCCCCTTCTTGATATAGATGTTCGGATTCTAATGTTTCCCTGGCTACTATTTTTTTTAATTGCCTTTCTAATGCCAACTTTTGCATTACTTCTCTTGGTACTTCATATGGAACATGGGTTCTTTCATATACTCCTATATTTTTAAGGTGCTCATAAATACTTTGTTGGGAAAATAATTCATTTTTTCTAAGTCCTTTGGATATATTTTTTTCTAATGCCACATCAAACGCCTTCAGCGCTGCGCTGTTTGCTTCAATTCTCATACCGATTTGATGCGTCATACCTTGAATGGCATTCAATAAATTAGGGTTGTCTCTCATATTTCCAATGTAACTATCTAGCTCATTATGAATGATATAACTGGATAATAACTGGCTTTCTTCTTCACTAAATTGTGTAATTCCCTGATCGAACAAGGAACCTTTTAAATTTTTAATCCCCTCACGACTTAATACTTCATTCCATACGCGTCCTGTCACACGGTCATAAGGGATTTGTAATGATTTCAAAACATTTAATCCCCCTTCATGCACTTTTGTAGTGTCATTTGGATTTTCTAAATAATCCAGATACCACTTATGCATTTCAGGGGTAATGGCGCCCATTTCTTCGGCTTGTTGTAAATGCCCTTGCAGCTCTGAAACTTTTGCTTCTCGCGCTGCAACTTCACCTTCTTTAACTTTATTTAATTCCAATGTCTCGTTATGTTGCTGTAAAATACGACCCGTTTCTTTTTCTAATGCAGCACTCGTTGCATTCGCGGCTCTGTGAGCAATTATTCCCCGTACACCTTTGAATAACACGTATCCTGCTGCTAATGGTGCGCCACCCAGCAAAAAACCATAGTTATCAGCACCCCAATCTTGAATAGCATGACTAGCATCCAATGTATTTTCAATCGCATTGTAATGCTCGCTAAAATGTTCTGGGATAATCATTCCTTTATAGCCTGCATAGCCTTCAACAACCCCTGAAGTAATTGCAGCACCACTTACTTTCGGTAAATAATGACTCAATGCGCTTTCAGCAAGATTCGCGAGCGGTACTTGTGTGCTTAAATAACCTGCTGTTATGGCCTCGCTGCCTGCCTCTACAGCTAATTTTCTTGCACCAAATCCAACGGCTCCAGCAACGCCTGCCCCTATGCCGCCACCTACGAATGCAAAGGGTAGTGTTGGGATGATGCCTCCGACGATATTACTTACAGCATTTAACGACTTTTGCCCTATCCCTAGACGCGGATCGCCCGTTAATTCGTTAATAACAGATAGTCGCTCAGCCGTTTTTTTCCGTTCTTCTTCAGTCGATGCCCCTGGAAATATATAATCCCTCAGTTGCCCAACTTGTTCTAATGGTTTATTAAATGACGCACTAGCCGTCTGGCTTAATGATGGTTTATAAGGAACTTCATTCACTAAACCTATTGTACGTTCGCCACCTAACATTATTCATTTTCCCATTTATTAGATTCACCTAGCCAACCCATACGCTCGTGCAATTGCTTGTCGTATTGATTGGCTTCTTTTTTAGTATTGAAAACCCCTAAATGTTCGCCAGTTTTAATATAATGCTCGGTTGCCTCTTTTACTGATACCTCTTTGCCATTTATAATGGTAGGTAACAATACTTGTTTGCCATCAAATTCTCGTGTAATGGTTTTTACTGTTTCCCAATTTCCTTTCTTGTCATAAACTTTCGGCCTGTGCTCAACATCAATATTGCCTTCAACGACTGGACGTACAACGGGTGTTTTCCCTCTCAAATAATTAACTATAATTGGTGCTTCCGATTCGAATGGTTTTCCAAATAAAGGGGTACGCGTAATACTAGCTTGCTCTTTCGCTGCTGTATCGTGTTCAGCCTTGCGCCAAACACCCTCACTATATAATGTATCAAACGCTGGATGACCATCCTTATCTGGAATAACATGGCCATTCGGATCAACAACGGTGATTCGGCCACCTGGCGAACTTACTAGAATTGGTGGCGATTCTGAAAACATTGTTTCGACTTGTCCTGGGGTTTTATATTCAAGTAACTTATCGCGCACTTCATTCAAACTATGTGAGGCCAATACCTGCATTTGATTTTCTTCAAGCGGTACATCATTTGTATTTGCAACAAAATTAAAACCTGTCGAAATTCCATAAGCTTTTTCCATATTACTGGCAAATGTATTGATATAATCATCTAAATTTTTATAGTTATAATCATTGTTATCCGATGCTACTTTATGAATATATCGCAATGCCGCATCTGCTTTCGCGGATATTAAATCCCCACCATTCGGTTGTTTAGCCAAATACGTATTGATAGTTGTTAACGCGGGATTGATGCGCGACACCAATTTATTATCTGAAAAACCTCTGTCTCGTGATAATTGCAAGAATTTTTCTTGATTATCTTTTTTACCGTTCCTATTTGTATTTAAGGCATCCACTTGCTGCGATGCTAAATAAGTTTGCATAAATCCTGGATCTGCTTTTCCTATTAGATTTCCTATTTCATAAACTGTAAGCTTTTGCCTATACTGATTCTTAGGAAAAGAATTCATCAGATAAACGCGATTTTGTTTATTAAATAATGAAATATTGTTAATCGCCGCATTTATATTGCCATCTTTATTAAACGCGTCTTTTACAGCTTGCGTGTATTGAGCGGGAATTGGCTGCCTATATTCATCAGGCACATCAGACCCAATGCCAATAGCATCTAATTTGCTTACCAAATTATTAAGATTATCTGTACCCGCTTCATGTCGTTGTTGTGCAATTTGATTCGGATCACCAAAAAAACGGTGTTGTTCTGTTATAGAATGTTGCCTATTATAATCTAAATACGCTTGCGCACCTGCTGGCGTTTCTGCTATAGAATTCGCGTATTGATTGTTTTGCTCAATCCCTACAATGTAATTGTTAAGCCTATTTTTATACCCTTCTTGCTCGGTACTTAACTTTTGTGTGCTCTTTAATACATCGAGGCGCTTCTTTAGCATGTTCCACGAAACACCAGCTTGAATATCACCTGTTGCGTGCGCTGTACCTGATTTGTATCGAAGCAAGGATTGTAGTGTATCAAGCTTTTTAACACCTGCTAATTGAATTGGAGCAACATAACCACCTTGTGACCACTTTGATTTGATATCCTCGTTGGTTAAATGCTCCAGCCTATGGTCTGCATGAAACATGGTGTCATGTGTCATCGGCAAATTGGCATTGCTAAATGGTTGGTTTGCATCGGGTGAGGCAGCATGCAATGCATTGACGTGACTGGCCGTTAAATTTTCATCTCTGTAGCCCTCAAGAATTATAGAGGCTCTATCTACTTCGTGTTCTATTTGTTTATGTAAGTTCGCGGCCTCTACTGCCGTTAAAATTCCAGCTCGCACTTGTCCTGCTAATGATTGATATTGAGCTTCAATCGTTTTTTCAGCCGCCTCTGGATTTAAATACAGACTTTTTCCTAAATCACTTAGCGTGCTATTAAAGGCTGATAACGTAGAATACTTAGCTGCCTCATTCGTCATCTGAATTGTTTTTTCTTGAGCCTTAAAGCTTAAGTCGCGATTAATGTCTTTTGTAGCCAAATCAAGTGTGACTCTATCCAGGCGATTTAATTTTGCTGTAGCCTTAATTTTATTAGTTGTCTGCTCAGCATTTTTAGCAATGATGTCCGCATGTTCGGGGCTTTTAAGCATTTCGAGTTTAGATTTTGATGACACATCATCTAACATTGACTTTGTTTGCAATAAATTTGTTTTGGAGGCTTCGGTTGCAAAATCCGTTACTTTTGTCATAGAACGTTCCGCAATATTACCTAAAACCTTTGCAATAGATTCATAGCCTTTTGCTTTGGAATTAACGCCCGATGGCTGGATAATGGGATTAGTTTCTTTAATCTGCGCTAATTCTTGCGTCATTATATGTCCTCAACTTGTGGTAATGACTTCGGTATTCTGTCGTAAACGTTGTAAGCGTTAAATGCGAGATTCGTGGCTTCTCCAAATAATTGAGCATGCAATGTATTTTTTACGTTTGCTTTTTCGGTTTGCAATCCCGCTTTTGCCAAATCTTCTTCAACTTTTAAATTGCTTTCTTTACGTCCGGCTAAATGAATTGTTTCACGTTGAATCGCATTAAAACTAGGCGATGCAAAAGATACTCCACGCGTGCTTAGTTGTACGGCTTGTCGCTGTAGAATTTTTTCTGTCATCTCAAGATTTTGTATGTTTTTTTCTTGATAGGATAATGTTAGCAATTGTGATTGCTGATTGATTGCGGAAATATTGGCATCCGCAGCTTCCTTTTCTGCTTTCGCTCTACCTATTGAACTAGCCACCGATACGGCTGCTAATGCCACCCCTGCTACTACTTGTCCCATACATACCTCACTAAATGACGGCCATATCAATTTCATAACCGATGGATAATATTTGCAAATCAAAAGGCGATGATTGGGTTATTACAATAGCCTCACTATCAAACCGATGATACCCTTCAAACGGTGCAAATATTGCCGTATCAGTCTTAGGAATCAGCGGCAACCCCATTTGTATTTCTCTAAAATTTTGATACTTAACAAGTTTACCGTTAATAAAAAAATCTAATGAGGAATAGTAATCAATATAAACTCGACTCAATGTCTTTTCAAATGGTGAACTTGTAGCACTATAAAATGGATACATAGGTATCATTTCAACATAGTACAACAGTCCAATTTCAATATTCCCTTGCAGCATTTCTGGATTATTTACAACAATTTGACCGTTTGAAACTAAATATTCGCCATAATCTTGACCATTAAACACGGTTTGCACGGTATAACCATTTAAATAGTCTAATTCAGTTACCGTACCGTTAGGAATCATTACATAGGTATTTGCACTATCTATAAAAACCCCTGTATCTAATCGTTCAATCGTGTATTGTTGCGTTAACGTGTAATATTTCAATAAATAAACTTGATTATTCACCGTTACAATATCGATTAATTCTACATTCTCACCAAATGTAAATGGCGTTAAAGCGGCTAGTTTGATTTCCGTTGCAAATTGAAATGCGGTGATTGTATTGTCGATGCTATTTAGAAGATAAATAAAATTGTCTTGTGAAACATCTGTTCCACGTAATAATGCTCGGCTATCTGGGTTTTTCATTAAGTGCTGGCTTTGTGGTGCAATGTTTGTCGATTTATAGGCTAATCCCACCCCGGTAAAATTATAATTAATTATGGCTTTTCCTGTCTTTTGTACAAAGTAGGTATCATTCAAATACGTTTGAGGTTTTAAAATTGGTGATGAACCGTAGGATGATTGTTGCCTGATTGAAAATGAACTGGGTGTTAATCCTACATCCTCATTTTGCGGACATGCAAATTCAAAGTTTGTCGTGAATATTTCAAGTTGCTTGCCACCGTTAAGCCATTCAATTTCGCCCGTATCGGTTTGGCCAATCGTGTAAATAATGGCATCGGTATCAGCCCCTGTTCCCACATCAAATGAAACGGGTTGATTAAGCTTGGAACCAAATACAGTAATTGGTAATAATGCAGTATTTCCAAACCACAATCTATTCTGGAAATACAAAACTTTCGATGGATATCCAAGTCCATATGGATTGTCTAAAGCATTTACCCATGCTGGCTGTCTTATTGCATATTGTGAACCTGATGTTGCATAACCTGACGTCATAAATGGTATTTGTATTGTTGCCTGAAATGTAACCGTATTTCCTGATTGACTTACTGTATTAATGATTGCGTATCCAATAGGGGCAAACTCACTTACTCCACCGCCAACAATCTCGCCACCTATCCACGCATTCGTATAAACCGCTCCGGCTGGCAATCCTGCGAAGGCAATTGTGATAATATTCCCACTTACACTTAAAGTAACAGTTGTTCCATTGTAATTAATGTTATTAAAGTCGTAAGAGGGTAATGGGTAAATATCCAGATATTGAAACGAAAAGGTGAGCGGATCGTAATTACTTACATAGATTCGGCCTGGCGGGTAGCTTGGCGAAGTTAAAATCAGCGTGTCATTATCCTGGGTATAATCAAGATCAAATAAGTCCGCTGCTGTATAATCTACCGGGATTGCCTGGACTAAATTAATATTGTCATTATTGTAAACAACTTGTGCGCCCGTGTAGGTTACTACAAATTGATCTAGGTAATTTATAACATCCAATTCGGTTTCTGGTACGCTAAATACATAAAAATTACCGCTTGCACCTAGAATAATATAATAAGCCCCGTTTTTATCTATGAATTCAAACATCACGGAATTCATGACCGCTTCATCCGTGGCATTGTAATAATAGGTTGTGCCTTTTCTTTTCTTAGAAAGTCCCGTTGTTCCCACTTCGCAATTTAATAAACTTTGAGCTGCTGTCAAATATTCGGCTACATCCGTTCGCTTCCAAGTTTCAATTGAAGCTTCACCTGCTGTAAAGCTTGTTTGCCTAATCATCTTTGACATAAATGATACCTTTATTGATCCTATGCCTTAACTAAAACATGCTTTTAGTTACAAATATATAAATTGCAGCCATTAATATTTTATTGTAGCATGCGAACGAGCCTAGGGTCATTCCCGAAAAACTGGCAACCTTACTAGTTCCGGCTCACCTTTGTTTAAGGTCACTAAAGGAGTGAATATGATTGATGAAAAACTTATTGAAAACGAAGTTCGTATTAGATTACTTGAAAAAATTGCTGCCGATATTAATGCAACATTTCGTCACCTGGACATTAAATTAGACTCTCAATTTAAATGGACGATAGGAATTATGATCGCTATGTTTGGTGGTCTTATTATTGCCAAGTTGATTTAATGATGGATTCTTCAGAATTCTACATTGATCATGAAGTACGAATTAGATTGTTAGAGAAAATATCTAAAGATACCAATCATTTATTACGTTGGATTTTAGGGGTTGTTATCACAATCGGAATTCCTGTATTGCTACATGCTTTTAATCTATTGTAATTAAACGAATGTAATGCGATCAAAATCGTTATATGGTGTTTGGAAGTGCGGATTTAGCATATCATCTTGTGTGATGGCTTTCGCTAATATCTTTTCATATTCTTTTTGCAAATAGGCTGCCAATTGAACGTTATTTGTCAATGTTGGGGCGAGTTTTGAGGCTGCATATAGCACTAACGATCTAGCAAATAATGGGGTATAAACTTCGGGAACTGCTTGGTTTACAATGTAATAATAACCAACGGGTTTGACTTGCGCTAATAAATAGCCGTCAGCAAACTCGTAAATTGGCCATTGTGAACCTGTAGCTTGCCACTTAAAAAAACGCCCAAAATCACCAGGTACTTGATAGGTATATTCATAATCAGGTGAAAAATTAAAAGTTAATGGCGTATTATCAAAAATGTATTTAACTAAAAATGACCAGTTTGCCTCTAAGTACAATTCCGACTCTAATTCATAGATTTTAGCACTTGCAGCCTGTGCGTCCGGGCTTTCTTCAGAACGAGCGACTTGTAACCGACCTAGTTCTGAAAGTGTTCGATTCACTAATTCCAAATGCGTTGGCATAGTTCCTCTTCATAAAAATTGGGGGATTTTAACCCCCCAAAACGATTATAGAACTGCGTAGCCAATCAACAATGTACCGCTTAAAGCTGTTCCAGCAGCATCATTGTTAGTAACATTCAATGTTGCAACGCCCGCACTTACATAGACGCAGCTTAATTGAATGCCGGGTATAGCGTTTGTGCCACCCATCAAACTTACTAAAATAACAGAGGTTGAGGTAATCTTGCTGTTATTGAAAGTTAATGCTGTAGTGGCAGCCCCAGCAGTTGTCAATGAAGCGGTTGTTAGTACCCCTGATTGACCATTTGCTGTGAATGCACTACTTGATTGCGTAGCATTCGCTTTAACTGTTAATACAGAACCCGTCAATTGACCGCCAGCTAAAGGAACCCCACCCAAGTTTGCAAGAGATGATGCCGCATTTGCTACGTCAGACAGATTGTTGCTAGCAATTAAATAACCGTTAGGATTGCTACCTTCGGCTGAAGTTGTTGCTACGTATGAAAATGTAGCCGCTCCAGCATCAGTATTTAACAGAATCGTTAACGAACCAGCTCCAGGTGTTACTTTTTCAATGTAGGATGCATTCGTTTGCGCACTCATATCTGCCATTACAATGCTTGATGTTGTGATGTTTGCGTCTGTAATGGTTACAGTCGCGCTACCACCCGCACTAGCATATGTTGCAGCGTAACAGCCATCTGCAACTAGCGCTGATGATGGCGTAATTGCCAAGTAAGAAATTACTGATACGCCTGGGTTTCCACTGCAAACCAGGGTCACTGTACCAGCGGCAACGGCAACCGTTTCAATCTTCACGGCCGTTGCTGCACTTGCAAAGTTTGCTACAACAATGCTACCAACCAGGATATTTGCATCGGCAATGACAATTGTTGCACTACCGCCCGCATACGAATATTGATTGACATAAACGCCCAAGTTCTGCAATGCGAGAGAACCAACAATTGAGAAATACCCAATTGTAGAAACGCCTGCTGTTGAACTATTAATTACTGTTAGCGAACCGTTTCCAGATGTAACTACTTCCACATTTCCTGGTGTTGCAGCTACAGGCCAACGAGCAAACGCAATGGATGCCGGAGTTACGAGCGCATCGGAGTATGTTGAAGTTGCTGATGTTGTTGTTGAAGATGCCGTGGCCGAATGAAAACCAAGAGCTGCCAGTAATTGCGCGCCACTTTGATTAAGGTTAGCGGGTACTAAACTCCAATTCATTGACGCTGGATTATAGCTAACTTTTAATAACGTTAATAAACTTGATTCCTCGGTGTTCAAAGGAAACTTAGACGCATCGAGATAGTTTATGTAAAACAAATCGTTTTGTTTTATTTTAGCAGAAATATCATTGAGATATCCTGATGCTGTAATAGTGGCATAGGAATCTTCAGTGCTTGCATAAAACTCATTTGGCGCGGTGCTGATATTACCTTCAGTAATAAAGCCAAGCGTTTCAAAATTTGACATGATGAATCACTCCTTATGCGTTGGCAACGTATGGGTTTTGGGTTTCAATTAACGCAATACCATTGTACTGAATGACGTTTGCGCCGGAAGTTAGGACTGTTAGCAATTCCCATCGGTCATTTTGTGGAACCCAAGTAATACTCGTGGACACGTCACGGTTAAATATTTGAACCATTGAATCCATGTGCACCAAAGGTGTCATATAAGTGTCTACGCCTGCGGCTACTGTAAACGGAATCGTGTTGATACCATTTGCGCCAAGCGTACGGATGTCCACGCCAAGGTAAGAAGTCAAACGGTTATCTACTAAAGGCCTAACATCGTTATAGAAAATATTAACGACTCGGTCATCATTCAACATGGATTGTTTGGTAATTGCTGGCAACCAGAGCGAACATGATTGATCCATCACGTTTACGCCTTGATTTTCAAGGTACGAT